AATCAGTATATGTGATATAACTATCGCTTGGATAGGCAGTAAAAGCAACTGGGATATCATTCACCCTAACATTAGTTATTGAATCAACTGGGTGGTCAGCAACTAAAAACCGTTCATCTGCATTATGATATAACGAAACAATATCATTAACAAAATGGTCTAATGCTATTGGTCTATCAAGTGTCAGCTTCCATAGATTCTTTGGGTCTAATAATCGTCTTTCAAAATCTAAATGAACTGAAATACCAGTACCAACAACAGACAGAAATACATAAGAACCAGCTGATTCAAATGCTAACGGGGTATCAACAGTAATGGTTCTATAATCAACGTCTGTTATTGTGTAATTACCGTCATTTTGCGATGAACCAGAGATGGTTAATGTTTGACCAACTTCAAAACCCTCAAATTCAAAAGGCGCATCAAAACCAGCATCAGTAATATCAAATCCAGAGAATGAAATATAAGTTGATGGGTTGCCATAATTATGCTCGGCTATTGTGCTACTACCTTGACCTTCGTCTACAATTGATTCATTAACTGTAATAACTGTGTCTGTAACAGAAGCAATAGTTAAATGTCTTGAGCCACCATTTAATGGACTATCAGATGATAAAAAGTGGTTAGCATCTGTTGTGAAGCCATCAGTAATAAAGCTACCATCTGAGCGTGTTATAGTCTTATTACCAGCATCAAACTCAACAGTAATAGGTGAGCCAGATACAACGTAAACATAACGATAACCAGAAGTATCAAATTCTAAATTAGTAACCCCAAATGTTTCATACTGTAACGAACCAGCTGGAGGGTCTTGTGGTGAATCATCGCCACTTTCACTAGATGGTATGTTTGGAACTTCACCAAATCCTAATTCTGGCACTTTTGATTCAATAGTTACACTTCCACTCCAATGAGTTTCATTACTTCCCGTAACCGTGCTTGTGTTGCCCCTAAACCAATGTGTAACATCATCAGATACATAAATATAATCTTGTGAGTTTGAAACATCAATTGGCTTAATTGAAACATTCTTTAGAACACCAACAAAATCTGGTGATATTTCAATAATTAAAGAGTCACTATCTGAAGCATTATCACTATCTATTTCTCTAACCACTTTATAAGTGATATCTTCTCCATAATTGGCTTTTCCATTGCGAATATCATTAGCATAAGGTGAGAATTTGCGACTCCATCTTTTGCTGCCAGTATTAGCAACATCAGTTTTGGCATCATATCTTTCTTTCCATGCCTCTGAGCCTAATCTAATCCAACCAGACTGCCACGATTCAATTGTGAAACTAATTAGCCAAGTTGAACACCATTTAGTATTGATATATGTACTAGCCCACGTTGGCGACCATATATTTGAGTTTGAATATATAAACCTTGACCTATCAAAATCATTGTTTTTAGTAATAATAACACCATTGCCAGAGTCAGACGTTGATAATCCAGTAACTGTATAGCCTAATTTGTCTTGTGCGTACCAATAGCCACCAGTAGTTGAATTATCTAATGATGATTCTGTCTGTTGAAAATCAGACGCACCCGCTGGCACAAACTCACTTCCAAGTTCTGTACTTGCCGAAGTATCTTCAGAAAGGAATGACGAAAAATCACCATCAATTGAATGGCATAAATGGTCTTTAACTCTGCCGAAAACCAATGGCATTGGATTGCCAATATCGTACTTATCAGCGTTTGGAAAATCCCTTACTCTTATCTTTTGTGGTATTTCTGAATCATAGCTATATGCTATATCTTGCACATTAAACGATAATGAATCTTCTGTTATCTCAATATCACCCTCAACCGTACCAGTAAACATAATTTCAGCATCAGTAACAGTTCCAGCACCAATTGAATCTTCAAAGCCAAGATAAACCGTACACTTCATTCCAGCTTGAATAATAGTCATTAAGTTGGTTGGGTGGTTGGCTATTTGTAATGACATTTCACCAAAGACTTGATTAGAGTCATCAAGCGTTTCTGTTAATGGTGACATTGTGGCAATTCTGCGCTCATAAGTATTGCCAGCGTATGTTATCTCACGCTCAGACCACCTATAAGTCGTTGTTATTAAACTGCCAGTATCTGGTTCACTTCCAGAGATGTATTCTTTTAGTTCATAATCAACAAATACAACTGGTGTGAATGTTGTTGAATCTAACTTAGATTGAAACCCTGCGCTAAATGTTCTCATTATGCTGTCTGTAATAAAGTGAAAGTAGCACGATATAAGCGGTCTTTGTAAATCTCGCTAATACGCATATTTTCATCAAATCTTACAGTATAAACATCACCGTATGGGTCTGTATATTCAAAAGTCTTTTCAGCACCATTAACCGTTGAATCATAAAACGATTCTAAGGCATCACGCTCAACTTCAGAGGTTAAAACAACAGATATAGAATATCGGTAATTAGTAACACTTCTTGAATAGACATACATTGAACCATCTTCCATCTGAACGCTTGAATTATGCTTAATTACGGCTCTTTCATAGGGTGATTCTGGGTTGTTTGTAAATGCTAATGATGTAGTAGCACTACCTACTGTTGGGTAATCAAATCTCATTGTGCTAATCCTAATGTAGAACGACCAACTTGTAATGACATATCGCCTCTGCTATTTAAAGCATTATCAACACCGTGTCTGGAGTTCTGTGTGTAAATATTAGTTACGTTTGATGGTAGTGCTGAAGCTGGGGATTCACCTCGTCTTGTTTGTGCTGAGTCTTTAATATTTTGCTCAGTATTAGCAATGCTTTTACCAATATCATAACCAAACTTATTAAGCGTTTTAAAACCACTAATAACTTTCTTTATTGACCAAGCCAGAGCGTTAATAATAGTCAGCATACTGTTAGCACCTTGTTTAATGCCGTCCCACATACTAGAGCCATTATCAGTTAGCCATTTCTTCATTGACTTATATTCATCAATCAAGAATTTAGCATGGTCACGACCTTTAGTTTGCCATTTAGCACTATCATCAGTCATATCTTTAAAGATTAAGCCTTGTTTATAGGCTTCATTGAACAATTCTGCTGTAAATCCAGTTATATATTCAGTTCCAGACTTCATTGATATTGCTAACATATTCTGCCAACCCTCAGCAGCACCGCCAGATGCAAGAAAGTATTTACCAACAGCTTCACTAAACTGTTTTAAACGTGTTTTCATTAGTGGCAATACATCTTCAGCAACCCTATTTTTAAAGGTCATCCAATCGTCACCCATATTATTCAGAATACCGCCTAATGTTTTAGAGCGTTCTTCCATAGCACCCTCATACTTTTCATTCCAAATGGCTTGAATAGTGCTGGTTACTTGTTTACGGTTGTTACGATCAATAATCTTAAAGGCTTCTTTGCCCATCTTATCGGTAAAGGCTAGAGCAGTTTTACCAACATCAGTAAGACTTGCACCCATACGAGTAGCATTAGCCTTAGTAATTTGAATTGCTTTGATACCAAACTCTTTCAATCGTTCAAATTCACCAGTTTGAGCATCAGCCATAGCCTCAACAGCCATTAATATGTCTTTACCCATAGCAGCAGCAGCATCACCTAATGATTGCATTGATTTTGTGCCATCAATGCCGTAAGCAGCTAACTTAACAAATGATTCTGATAGTGTATTAATTGCGAATGGTGTCTTTTTAGCAAAGTCTTGTAACCAAGCAAATGATTTATTAGCTTTTTCTTGTGAGCCTAAAACAACTTTAAGAGTTGCTCTATAATTCTCAAACTCAATACCAGTTGAAATGATGCCTTTTGCTAATGCGCCTAATCCAGCAGCACCAGCAAGTGCGATAACTGACGTTTTAAGGTTAAATAACGTGCCTATAAGACCTTTAAATGCCTTACCCATGCCAGAGCCAACCTTTTTAGCTGTTCTGCCTAGTTTCTTTAATTTGGTACTTACTTTTCTGATTGCTTTAGAGGCTTTATCCCTAACACTAATCAGTATTTCCATTTGCTGTTTGGTCATCTATACACTCCATCATCAGAACCAGTTTATTTGGCTGTTCTGCCCAAGTCCCAGTATTTGGATATTGACCAGCTTTCCAGTATTTAAATATCCTGAAATAATCGCCAACCTCTTGAGCATCTATTACTGGACAGCGTGAAGCGTGTCCCTTAATACCGTGTGCCATAACTATTGTTGAAGCATTAAGGCTACAACCACGAACTTCTTTATCGTGATTTGAGCAGTTGCTACAATCATACTTCAATTCACCTTGTATGATTGCCCCTATTACTTTTTTTCGTCATCATCTCCAAACCCGTTAAGGTTAAGAGCTATGTTCCCTAATTCTTCAACAATACCTAATCGTGCCAGTTTGTCCATAGTGGTGTCTGAAAGCCTACCTCTCTCAATCTTAATTGGGAAAGGTAAGTTATCAGCCTTTTTAAGCGAATGACGTAATGAATCAGCAGTTAAACCAAATAAATTGGTGTTAATCTCTTGACCATCACTACCCAAATCAAATGATATGTGCTTATCCTTAATCTCAGCAAATTTCATAAAGGTAATAGTACCCATGTGAAATACTGTTGGGGATTCACCATCTTTAAAACTTAAATGTTTTATGTCGTGTGATTCCTTGTATGCTTCAATATCCGAATTAGCAATATCAATTGCTGGATCTTCTGACGATACAAATTCCTTTGTGTCGTTTCTATCAATCGCTTTAAATGCCATTATGCTACTGTGCCTTTGGTTAGTGCGCCTGAGCCTTGACCAGAGAAACTAAAGCCAATTACACCCTCAGATGAAGCATCAATTGATACCTCACCAAGTGTGATTGAGCCACTAAAGTTCTCATCGCCAGTTGTGTTACCCTCTGCTCTAACTTCAATAGAGTAAGTAGAATCACCACTAATCACTTCATCAACTAAAGCGTTTTGATACGTGTCATCTGGGTCGTACATTCCAGAACCATCAACTGACCAAGATTTGGTTGTTGCTGTTGTATCAATCCACTCATCATTGAATGAGTTGTGTTGCTCTGAGTTCTGAGTGATTGATAAGGTAAAACTGGTTAATTCACCAATTAAGTTACCCGAACTATCACGTAAAGAACCGTTATATCCTTTAATCGTTGCCATTATTTAACTCCTGTTTTAATGGTTGTAAATGTAATCAAATATCCACGCTCTTGTCTATCAACTTCAATAGTTAAATCATCGACTGTTTCACCCCTTGTATCTTCAAATATTGATTCCATTAAAGATAGTCGGTAATGTTTGGTGTCTAAGAATAACTCAAACTCCTCAGTCAAATCATAAGCACGTTTGTCGAAAGGGGATTCATCTTCATTTTTAGTAAATGTTTTAGAACCCTCTCTGAACTCACGATTGTTAAGCGTTTCTTTTGTTGTAAATTTAAAGCCCCTGCCTTTTAACAGACTAATCATTTCATCAATACCACTTGGTTAGATTGCTTTTCTTCACTCTCGTCAATAGTGCCATCTTCATCAGTATCATAGTCAGCCTTTATAGTGGTCAATTCACTTTCGTAATTTTCCTTAAAGACTAAATAAGATTCGTGATAAATATCATCTGAATCAGCGTCTTGTCGTTTAGCCATACAAATCAATTCAAGTGCTTTAGTAAGGTGTAATTCCTTAACTTGAGCAGTTGTTATAAATAATGTAACGTCTAAGCCACGATTACGCATCTCATTAGCGATGATGTCATAAGCACGATCAATGTAAGTTTGATAATCAATCAACACAATGCCAAATCCAGTTGAGCTATCTACCGCATTGGATAGAGTCGCAAAGCCGAGTGTGGCTGTTGAGCTTGATGTATATGAAGTAATCACAGCATCAGTACCAGCATTATCACCATTGACAAAGCCAATAGTAGCACCAATCAATTCTTTATCATCAAGCGAGGTTAATCGCTTACAAGTTAAAGTTGTAGTTGAGCCACCATCTGCCTTTTCATAGTAATCAGCTAATATTGGTAGTGCCGCAATAATGTCCGCATTTTTAAGCACCCACGCCATTGGTTATACCTCGTTAAAACACGCCAACTCTTTCATAGAGTCGTAATGTGCTTTTTTAGATAAAGTAACAGTATCACCCTTTTTATAAGTATAGATACCACCATCAATGCCGTGTGAACCGTCAGCAATTGCTTTTAATTTAAGTTTAGCAGAAGTCTTTTTAGCATCTGCTTTTTTACTTACTGCTTTACTCACATTAAACTCCAGTTAGTACGCGAAGTGCGTTCTGATCGATAACGCCATATTTCATCACGCCATACCAACCAACATTAACAGTACGACCAAGATTATCAGAACCCTCAACAACACGTAATGCTGGAGCAGAAGCAACAGCCTTACCAAGTGCGTTCATACCGAAACAAACAGTAGTACCAGCAGTTACATTAGAATCTTCCACGATGGTGAATCCCTCTAAAGCACCAACGATGCCAGAAGTCGCTTGACCAATATCTGTGTTTTGAGCAATAGTAATGTAATCACCTTTAATATCAGATACTTGAGCTGGATTAACAAATGCTACAAAACGACCATCTGGGAACTTAGCGATACCAGCGTTAGCCAAAGCAGTATATGCTTCACGTAAGTCTAGGTTATCTAAAGTACCAGCAGTATCAGCAGCGATAGTATTAGTACCAGCTTCAAGAGCAGCAAGACCTAACTTGTCGGTTGTTTCACCAAGGTTTACACCAACTAATTCAGCAGATGCTAAGTCAGCTTTACCAGCAGTAGCAATATTAGCCAAGCTAGTTGAAGTGATTACCGCACCATATTCAGCCATAGTTAAAGTAACTTTGGTGTCAGTCATTGTTGTTGATGTTGCTTCAGTACCGTCAGTTAGTGGCGTAGTTGCCGCCGACATACGTGAGAATACAGTGAAAGCAATTGATGAAGCCATATCGTCTTGACGAATAGTAGCGTAAGCATCAACTTTGTTGTAAGAGTTACCAGAAACGATAACCGCTTGATTCATTAAGTCAACAACCGAGTCGCTTAATAGTGTTTTTGTATTTACAGCCATTTTATTCTCCTAAAGAATATTATTTATAATTCATTCTGGAGTGCGTATAGTTCAGCCATAGTTTTAGCAGATTTAACCCGTTCGCCCACATCTAATGATGCTCGGTTAGAAGTCGCATCTACTTTCTTTGGCTGTGTTTCACCACCAGAAAATAAGTAAGGTTTATCACCTTTTAATTGGTCAATAAACGCTGACTGGTCAAAGTCCTCAGTAGCACTAGCTTGTGCTAATAGATGTTTGAAGTAATCAGCATCTTTGATACCATTTTCAGTAACAACTTTCTGGACTGCCATATCAGCAACCATCATTTTGTTATTACTTTCCAAGCCATCAATTGTACTGTTCAATGCTTGGATCAACTCTGCTGCCTTATCCAAATCGGATTTATTGGCTTCATCGTTTTCTCTTTTAGCATTGATTAACTCTCGTGCTTGTTCGATTGAATCTACACCTAATTGTTCTGCCAGTTCAGTCTTTGCTCGGTTCGCACCTTTGCTAAAGCCTTTGTCTATTAGTTTATCAAGTTTAGATTGTGATAATACCACCTCATTTTCAGTCTTAGGAGTTTCGACCTCTACCGTTTTATCCACGTCTGGCATAACATTTACCTCTTATATATAAAAAGTCGCTTTAATAATAACATACTATTTTAACCCTTTGGCAATAAAAGTGCCAATTCTCTTAAACATATAATCTTCTTGGTCTTTATCTAGTCCAAAGAACTTACGTTTTAACTTGACATGGTTGCCATGTGCTTTCTTTGTTTCAGTATCATTATTAAAATAAATTCTTGCCCCGTCTTTGTGCTTCTTACTGGTTATAGCTTGTAGCATGTGGTTATTAAAAGTCAAATTAACCTTTGAACCTCGCTTCGCCTTTCTGCGCTTTTCAACATATTCTTCATTCTTATAACCTCTAAATGCTTTACCATTCATATCCTTACCCTTTTGGGTTCTGTTTTGAATACCAATAATAAAACCCTCGGCAACACTTGCCACCACTTCATCAGTTACTTTTAATGCTTTTAGTATGCCTTTGAAGTCTGGCGTTTTAGTTACACGAATATCACTCATTTCTTTTTACGCTTACTCTTATCTTTGTCTTTTTTTAATAACGCCTTAGATCTTCGCTTGTCGGCTCGTAACATTATTTTTGTCCAAATGTTCATTCTAATACCTCAACTTCAATAACTTTAACTTTAATATCATTGACTGATTCGCCATCTCTATAACCAGAAGCTGTTACATTACTATCCTCGGTAATTTTTGTAATTCTAAATTTAGTATTTGGCTTTATAACAACCTCTCTCTCTTCTTGATGGTTTGATATTTCTGATATATCAAAACCTTGCTTTGTTACTTTCTTGGCTTTAATTAAAACAGAAACATCTTCGCCCTCATTGCCAATACCCCATTCTTTATTGTCATAGTATGATTCAGCAACATCTAAATCTTTAGAAAAAGAAAGTGGTGTTGAGTCTTTAAGATTATCACCAACTTTTAGATTATTTATATAATTGGCAAACTCTGGATTATCAGCCTTTTCAACAATCATTCCACGATAGAGCGTAGAACCATCATGGTTTCCATCATATTTCTTGAATGTAGCATCCATATATTTAGTGGTTTTAGATGTTAATTTACCTTTAGCAAACTCTTCTTTATATTCTGGGTAATGCCACGTTCCCCACTTATGGAACGCTTCTTCTTTATTATGAACCATTAGATTTTCTTGGTCGTTATCCCATTTTCGCCACGCCTTTTCTCTTTCTTCTGGTGTTTTATAATTGTAATGTGGGTCAAATACTGGTGCTTTAAATTTATCTTCTTTAGATTCTTTCAGCTGCTTGTTCGCATCTTTTCCAACCTTATCACCAATAATTCTACTAACTGGCAAATCATCTTTCTCTGGTGCTTTTCGCTCACCATATCCAGAAGCCTTAGCCTCTTCATCTTTCATCTTATAGAATCTATGACGGCAGTTATAAGCTCTTTTTGGGTTGCCCTCTAACTCGTTCTTTTCTTCATCTGTATAGGTTTCGTTTTTAACTAATAGATTGGAGCAGAATTGCCTTGTAGCACCATCATTAACACCAACATAAACCCAAACACCATCGCCCACATCTTTAGCTCTTAAATCAATCAACTCTTGCTGGAACTCACCAATGGCGGTTAAAGCATAAGTCTTTGAATATTTAGCCAGATTAGAACCCTCAAGCGTTTGAGCAATACCCTTAGTCATATCAACTAATGAAGCATCTGATATAGCGTATTTATACAATTCACGCTTAACCGTTAAGCCAACATCATCAGCTAATCTAATAAACTGGTTACGCTTCATATTCTTTAACATTTGAATCTTAACAGCATCATCAGCTGTGAACATAGCCTTGTCAAATCCACCAGCAGTAAATGAATTTACTGTGCCTTGATACATCTGGTCAAACTGCTTATCAATCAAATCATTAACTAAGTCATAGTATCCAGCTTGTTTTAACGAATCACGCCAAGCAAATTCATAGTTAAGAATATCATCAGTTGATATACCAGCCAGTTGTGCTTGTGCTATACGTTGAACACGCTTAAATACTTCTTCTGCTTCACCATCAAATTGATTGATGAAGCCATCAATTCTGCCTTGCTCTTTGTTATATATTGAATCAAGTGTCGGCATTTGCCCCTAAACCTAGAGCGTTCATAGTGGCGTTCAATGAGCCACCAGTTGAAACCTTGTTTAGCATTTCATTACGTGCGTTAATATTATCA